TACACCTTCGGTAAATACCAATAAATTGGTGGTTTTAAATAATAATGTGGTGCAATCTTTTATTTATCCAGATGATAATTTGAAGCAGATTCTGCTTGCTCAAAACCTTTCGTTTGTTGATATTACTAGCTTAACAGCAGATCAAGAAAAAGCAATGATTTTGCCAGCAGGTAGTATTCCAGAACAAATCAGAGAAGGCTTTTCTTACGATGGAAAAAACTTTAATATTCCAGAAAATTGGATAGATTCAAATGGAGTAATATCAATTTTTGATGTTCCGCAACTAACAGCTGACGGATTTACATGCCAAATCAATAATTATAACAGCTCAAACACATATTCCGTAGCATCAACTTCTGGATCTGTGGCTGTAAATAGCACCAACGGGCTTATAACAGTGTCTGGTGTTGAATCAACCTCAAACGTTACAATTTCATTAACTACAAATCAAACTTTAGAGGCTAATACTATTACTGAGTTTACTATTACTGTTCCTGTTGCTCCTAAAAATGCAACAAGCAATACTCCAGCAGAGGCATCTCAGCAAGTAGATTCAGGTCCTACAGGTCCTACAGGTCCAACAGGTGCTACAGGCCCTGCAGTAGCATAGATATACCTAGCAAAATAGAAAGTTAAAAATGAAAATTATACAGTTTATTCCAAAAACTGGAATGGATGCTAATGCTATTCCAGCAAAAAACTCTATCCCCGAATGGTATAGAAAATCAGAGATATTTTTGTCAACAGGAGAAGCAGGTTTAAAAACTTGTATTGCCTTTTTAGATACACTAACATCAGGGTATTTACTTACAACATGGGAAGACATTCATGTTAAAACTGTGGATGGCGAAATAACTATAACTGGATACAAGAACGGTGTTGCATTTGAAAATGACGAAAGTGTTATTGGAATTAGAGACCATGAGTCTGGTGCTTTAATACCAAGACCAGTTGGTCACACAGAGCACCATCTGATCTGGAAAAACCCTATGGGGTTTAAGTTGCCAAGAGGTTATAGTGCACTTATAACCCATCCACTAAACAGGTTTGATCTACCATTCACAACAATGTCTGGAATTATTGATTCTGATAAATGGTGGCTTGAGGGAAATATTTCATTTTGCATGAAAGATAATGTGGATGTTTTTATACCAAAAGGCACTCCATTTGCTCAACTGATACCAATTAAAAGAAAAAAGTGGGTTCATTCTGTTGGCGGAAGCGTTTTGGTTAAGCTTAATCTTAGAAAAGTTAAGATTGATAGGTCAAAGGTCGGCTTTTACAAGAAGAATATGTGGAAAAGAAAGTCTTATTTGTAAGCAAAAGTGGCACTGATATGTACCAAATCTTCGCTTTAATAGAAGAAAATGGTATTATGTTGGTATGAAAGTAACACCTATTGAAGAAGTAAATTATGGCATTTATGTATGGCAAATGCCTGATGGCTCTATTGTAACTGATGAAGAAGGGGCTTATTTAAATGTCCCGTCCATTAAGGGCGATATCAGACAGATCCAAAAACTTAAAGATGCTGCAAAGTACTATGGTCTTGATGAAGGACACCCTATGTTCTTTTCTGGACACAGACGGGTTACTGATGAAGAATTAGAAGAACAAAAGGCAAGAGCACAAATGGGCATGGTTCCTGATCCACAGGATATGCCAGCTATGATGGAGTATATTAAAGATGCAAAAGAAATGGGGTTGGCATAATGTCCGATAATAGAGTGACAATTGCTGATGATGATGACAGCGATCAAGATGTAAGAATTAGATCTGAACAAGATTGGAAATTATTTTCTAAATCAGAAGAAACTTTTGATGACCCATTTAATCAAACTTGGGGGGAAATTAGAAAGTCTGATGGCTTAAGTCCTAATTTCCGTAGACAAGCAACAAGATTAGAAAAATCATTTACAGGTGTTCAAGATGCTAAATCAAAGAAACTTGATCCACTTGATCTTACAGGATATTCTCTATTTCAAATTGTTCAACCTCCATACAACATGCTGTACTTAGCACAACTTTATGATGTATCTCCATATCACCATTCAGCGGTAAATGCTAAAGCAGCAAACGTAGTTGGATTAGGATATCAGTTTGACAACACATGGTCAACAACACAAAAAATTGAAGAAGTTATGGATACTCCAAAGAAGTTGGATAAACTTCGTTCAAAGATTGAATCTTCAAAAGTACAACTTCGTGAGTATTTAGAATCAATGAATTCAGATGATTCATTCTCAGAAACAATGAAAAAGATTTATGTTGATCTAGAATCAACAGGAAATGCTTATATGGAAGTTGGTCGCACAGCGACTGGCAAAATTGGTTATATTGGGCATATTCCTACAACTACAATGCGTATTCGCCGTCACCGTGATGGCTTTGTACAAGTTGTTTATAACCGTTATACATTCTTTAGAAATTTCGGTGATACCGAGACCCCAGATCAGATTGGAACTGACCCCCAGCCAAACGAAGTAATTCACTTCAAAGTATTTACACCATCAAACACATACTATGGTGTTCCAGATATTTTGTCAGCTAAAAATGCTTTAGCTGGAGATGAATTTGCACAACGTTATAACCTAGATTATTTTGAGAACAAAGCTGTTCCAAGATATATCATTACAGTTAAAGGTGCAAAACTTACTTCAGATTCAGAGCGTAAATTGCTTGAGTTTTTTCAAGTAGGACTCAAGGGTAGAAACCATAGAACTCTTTATATCCCACTCCCATCTGATGGTGAGCAGGGTCGTGTAGAGTTTGATATGAAGGCAATTGAAGCGGGAGTTCAAGATTCATCATTTAAGAACTATGCAGTAGAAAACAGAGATCGTATTCTTATTGCACACCGTGTTCCAATTTCTAAGATTGGTATGCCACAAGGTGTATCTCTAGCAAATGCTAAAGATGCAGATAAGACATTTAAAGAGCAAGTATGTCGTCCACGTCAAGAGGAACTTGAATTCAAGATTAATCTAATTGTCAGAGAATTGACAGATGCGTTTGTTCTTAGATTTAATGAACTTGCACTTACAGATGAAGAAACACAATCAAGAATTGATGATCGTTATCTTAAGGATCAAGTTATTCTTCCTAACGAAGTTCGTGCACGTAAGGGCTTGCCACCACTCTCAGGTGGAGATGCAGTTCTTGTTTTGCAACCAAAGCAAGCTAGTGATGCAATGTCTGATGCAAGCGGTAATAAAACCCGTGATCAAAATAGAACTATGAATGCACCAGATAAAACTGGCAATGCAAGAAATCCAAAGGGCGAAGGTCCACAAGAAGGTAACTAATCATGGCAACAGCACTGGATGTTTTAAATATTGCTAGAAGCCAAATTGGTTTTAAAACACTAGGTAATGATGAAAGCCCATATGGAGATTGGTACGGTATTCCAAATGCTCCATATTGTGCTATGGGTGTTTCTTGGTGCTTCGCACAAGCAGGTTTATCACATTTAATTGCTGCACAATCACCAAAAGGATTTTCGTATAATCCAGTTGCATTAACATGGTTCCAGCGTCAAGGTTTAATTGTAAATAAAATGACAATGCAGCCAGGCGATTTGGTTATGTATGATTGGAATGGTGATGGTGTTGCAGACCACGTAGAAATATGTGAAGCAGCAAGTCCTGGAGGATTCACAACAATTGGTTTTAATACTGGAAATCCAAATGATCCTACTCAAACAGGATGCTGGAGAGTTCACAGAAACTATCTATTTGTAATTGCAGTCATCAGACCTAAATATCCAGTAGCCGTTCAACCAACGGTTTCAAAAGTTACAAGCAAGAAAGCCACAGCAGGTGTCGCAGCAACAGCTACAGCACTAACAGGCAGTATGTTGGTAACTCATCCAGGAACAACTTCTGTAACATCCGTAAATTCTCCAAGCACAACTGTATTTGTTGCACCTCCTTTTCCCACAAACGCAAAATCATTTGTTGTTGGGCAAACCAATGATGCTGTCTGGACTATTCAAAAAGCTCTTGAAAAGGCGGGACTTCTTCCAAAGACCTACGATAATGGCACTATGAATACTCAAACAGAGGCAGCATTGGTAAAATGGGAGACAAAAGAGAAAATTACTGTGGCTAAAAATACAGTTCCACAAATAGTGTATGATGATTTGAAGGGTACATTATGAGCTTAAAACACCATTTTAAATTTCATATTTTTGATGCAAAACAGTTGGGTATAGCTGCAACTGGTGCTTTTAGCACATGGGCAGCAACAGGATTTCAACGTGATTTGCCACACTTAGGGTATGTCCTTGTAGGCTTTATAACGGGTGGGCTGGTATCTCATAATTCTGAGTCTGATCCTGGAGTTATGGCTTCATCACACATACAAACCCCGTATGCAAACAATATAAACGATCATTCTAGTGCTATTCCAGAGCAAGCACCAGAAACACAAATCTATAAAACCGAGGAGGTTGATGTCAAGAAAGTAATTAAGATAAATTCTGGATTGATAAAATAAAAAAAATATCACCCAAAATTATGCCTTTTTTATAAAACTTGATATTATTTACTTACATATGGATATTCAAAAGACGTACTGGACAAACAGCGAATCATCAATGGCACTTCATTTCCCTATTACTAAGGTTAATAAGGAGAAAAGAACTGTATCTGGTTTCGCCTCCTTGGACAATGTAGATCGTCATGGAGACATTGTAACAGCAGAAGCAAGCAAGAAAGCTTTTGATAATTTTAGAGGAAATATCCGTGAGATGCATGGATCCTCAGCAGTTGGCAAGATGCTCAACTTCAAAGAAGATAGCTTCTTTGACCCAGAAACAAAAAAGAAATATAATGGAATTTATGTAACAGCATATATCTCTAAGGGCGCACAAGATGCGTGGGAGAAGTGCTTAGATGGAACTTATTCAGGTTTCTCTATTGGCGGAAATATCAATGATGCTAAAATGGAAAAAGCAGATGACGGTTCTGGTGAAGAACGTAGAGTTATTCACAATTATGATTTGCATGAGTTGAGTCTTGTAGATTCCCCAGCAAACCAATTGGCAAACTTTTTCTCTATTCAAAAATTAGCAGACGGTCAAACAGTTGTTAAAGGTATGGCATCAGAGATTGAAACAGAAAATGTTTTCTGGTGCAAGACAGATGAGATCGTATCAACAAGTGCAGAAGTTGAAAAGACATGTGGTGCATGCGATGCATCAAT